GGACGTATCTCATACAGCGGTCTTTTCAATGGAACGCTAGGTGCAGCGACATGGAGTAACGATCCTGCCTGGTGCCTATACGACCTTCTTACAGATAGTCGTTATGGCTGTTCTGTGCCTGAGTCGTCCTTAGATGTGTTCGACTTCTATGAAATCAGCAGATACTGCAACGAGCTTGTCCCTGATGGCAAAGGCGGCCAAGAGCCACGATTTAGTCTTAACTTGCTGCTTAACAGCAGAGCTGAGGTTTACAACGTTATCCAGCAGCTAACCAGTATTTTTAGAGTCATTAGTTATTACGGCGCTGGGTCGCTTGTTCTCCGTCAAGACAAGCCTGCTGACTCTCAATATCTATTAGGTCCAAGCAATGTCGTTGATGGGCTGTTTACTTACAGCGGGACATCAGAAAAGACTCGGCACACCTGCGCTTCTGTTGCATGGCAAAGCTATGACACATTGGGTGATATTGAATATGAGTATGTTGAAGACCATGAGTCTGTTGCCAAGTACGGCATCATTAGAAAAGATATTCGGTCGGTCGGCTGCTACAGCCAAGGGCAAGCGCATAGGCTGGGCAAGTGGTTGTTAACTAGCGAAAGGCTGTTGTCAGAAACAGTCAGCTTTGCTGTTTCTATCGACGCTGGCATTGCTGTCACACCAGGCATCGTCATTGATATTGCTGATCCGTTACGTGCTGGCACACGTCGCAGCGGCAGGGTTAGCTCTGCAACCACAACTGTTGTCACTATCGACAGCACTACTGATTTGTTGGTGGACTTAACTTTAAGCCCCACATTGTCAGTCCTATTGCCAACAGGTTTAGTCGAAACTAAAACGATTAGCGGTATTTCAGGAACTGCAATTACTGTTGGCAGCGCCTTTAGCCAAGCACCGCAGGCAGAAGCAGTTTATTTAATTCAGACCAACGATGTGCAGTCGCAGCAATACAGAGTTATTTCTGTTGCTGAGGGCGAAGGCGGAACATTAGGCGTCACTGCTGTTGCCTATAACGAGTCAATTTATGCTGCTGTTGAGCGAGACATTGCATTAACAACGCGAGACATTAGCAATCTTAGTCTTATACCTAATCCACCAGAAAATTTAACCGGCACCGAGTTTTTATACCAAGAGGGGCAATCAGTTCACACAGGCTTTGACCTAAGTTGGCAGCACGACAGGGCCAACACTACTAATTTTGTTGTTCAGTACAAGCTTGATGATGACAATTTTACAACGGTTGAAACATCAAACCCATCGCTAACACTGCGAACCTTAAGGGCTGGAACGTTAAAGGTTCAAATTAGTGCGCTAAATTATCTTGGCAAAAAGAGCACAACTTCTCAAGCAACATTTGTCATTGCCGGAAAGACTGCTTTACCGGGGAATGTTCAGAACTTAACGATTGAACCCATTTCTGCAAATAGTGCTCGTTTGAAATGGAGCCAAACAGTAGATCTAGACGTAAAGGTTGGTGGCAAGGTTCATGTCCGCCACAGCAGCCTTACTGATGGCACTGCAACTTTCGCCAACAGTGTTGATCTAATCAACGCTATTGCTGGTTCGTCTACTGATGTTGTTGTTCCTCTGCTTGAGGGCGAATACATCGTCAAGTTTGCGGATGACGGCGGCAGGCTTAGCCCTGATGACACCAGCGTGCTTGTGGATCTAATTGATCCAGTAGGCAAGCTGCTAGTTAAGAACCACCGCGAAGATCAACAGACGCCATTGCCGTTCCAAGGCACTCACGTTGACACCTTCTATAGCGATGAATATGACGCTTTGACGCTTGATGGCAGCGGCTTAATCGACAGCGTTGCTGATTTTGATTTGATCTCGATCATGGACTTCCTAGGCGATGTCAAGCCGCTTGGCACTTATACGCTGCTGGACACCATTGACATGGGCTTAGCGTTAGATGCGGTTGAGTTCCAGCGTCGTTTTGTTACTCGTGGCTTCTTGCCTTCTGACACGATGGATGGCCGAACCGCACTAATCGATACGTGGACTGACTTTGATGGAGCGGCAGTTAACAACGTCAACGCTGAGCTGTATATCCGTTCCACTAACGACAATCCAAGCGGATCTCCGACGTATGGGGCTTGGGCACCGTTTAACAGTGGGACGTTTAAAGGCCGTGGCTTCCAGTTCAAGACTGAGCTGACCAGCAATAAGATCGACGAAAACATTTTGGTTGATGAACTGGGTTACAAGATTGAGCTGACACCACGCTTCGATCAATCAGTAGCAACCATCGCAAGTGGTACTTCTACAAAGTCCGTGACTTTTGTTAAACCGTTCTTTGTTGGAACGGCAGCTCTGTTAGGCGCTAATTCTCAGTTACCTAGCGTCGGCATCACGGTGCAAAACCTAGGCCCTGACGAGCGTTTTAATATTTCTAATGTCAGTAGCACGGGCTTTGATATTGACGTGTTGAACGCGAGCAACAACAACGTGGATCGTAACTTCACCTATGTAGCAGCCGGCGTTGGGCGTGGGCAGTAGACTAAACAGCAGAGTTGGTGCGCTTCCTTGAGTCAAGGAGACCTAAATCTGGCAAATGCCACGGGAGCGGCATTTAGAGCGGATCTTAATAACCAGCTGGCGGCGATTGCCACGAACCAAAGTGGCGCAACAGATCCAGCTACGACGTTTGCGTTCCAGTGGTACGTCGATACTGGTGACAGCACCCTCAAGATTAGGAACGCCGCTAATAACGCTTATATCAACGTCTCTACCGTTGGTGGTATTGGAACGGCCAACCTAGGACTTGCTCCAACAGCAAGTCCGACGTTTACGGGTGATGTCGTTATTAGCAGCACGTCGGCACTGCAGATTCCAGTTGGAACAACAGCGCAAAGGCCAGGCAGCCCATCTGCAGGAGATCTGCGCTTCAACAGCACTAACACTTCAGCCGAGATCTACAACGGCACGGACTTTGTCGCTGTGGGCGGTGGTGCGACGGGTGCAGGTGGTGATGCCTGTTTCTATGAGAATGACCTAACCGTCAGGACCTCGTATAGCATTACTGCAAACAGCGGAGCCCATGCTGTTGGACCGCTGGTTATCAATAGTGGCGTCACCGTCACGGTCCCTGCCTCAAGCCAACTCGTTATCAGCTGACTATGCCAATCACCATCAACGGCGACAGCGGACTAAGTGGCGTTAACGGAAGCGCCGGAACACCTGCATTGCAGGGGACAGATTCAAACACTGGGATTGTGTTTGGAACGGATACGGTACAGGTTTCAACTGGCGGTAGCACCAGAGCAACTGTTGACAGCTCGGGCAGGCTGTTAATGGGGACATCTAGTGCGCTTACTGGTTCTGATTCTCAATACTCATCTGTTCAAAATATAGGAAACAGTTTTGGTAGCACCACCCCTGCGTACATGTCACTCGGGCGTTCGGAAGTTGTTACCAGTATGTCCAATAACGATCCAGTTGGGCGGATCTTTTTTACTGATAATGCAGCAGCAACTTTTGCTTACATTGAGGCGGCTGTCGATAATACCCCTGGAGCTAATGACTTTCCAGGCCGCCTCGCATTTTTCACCACTGCCGATGGAGCGTCGAGCCCTAGTGAAAGACTCAGAATCGACAGCTCGGGCAGGCTGTTAGCGGGTCTGACTTCAAGTTCAAAAAACGCCAGAATTGTCGCAGAAGGTAACAGCGATAATGCTGCAAGTAGCGCAGAAGTTTATTTACAGCGAGGTACAGCTACTCCTCCTGATGGTGCAGATCTTGCAAGTATTCATTTTGCAGATAACACTGGAACTACCGGTGCTGTTATTAGAGGCCGAAGAGAAGGCGGCACTTGGAGTGGATCGTCTAAACCGTCATCTCTCCTGTTTTCCACTTGCGCCGATGGTGGGACGGCACTTGCGACGAGAATGATGATTAGTAATGATGGGCGTGTAGCTACTTACATGAGCAGCACAAGTGGACTTGTTCTTGGCACAGCAGGCAATGGAACAAATTACACCATAATCAAAGGTAAAAGTTCTTCTACGGGTATTAACACTGGAAACGATGTTTTTTATGTTTATGGCAACGGCAACGTTCAAAACAGCAATAACTCTTACGGCCAAATTTCAGATCAAAAGCTGAAAGAAAACATTGTTGATGCAAACTCTCAGTGGGACAACATCAAAGACGTAAGAGTCCGCAACTTTAATTTTATTGAAGGACAGACTCATACACAGATTGGTGTTGTTGCTCAAGAGCTTGAGGCAGTATCGCCTGGTCTTATTGATGAAGCACCTGATCGTGACGAAGACGGCAACGATCTCGGAACTGTTACTAAATCAGTCAAGTATTCAGTTCTATATATGAAGGCTGTCAAAGCACTTCAGGAAGCAATGGAACGCATCGAAACCCTAGAAACACAAAACGCCTCATTTGAGGCCAGACTTACTGCTCTTGAAGGAGGTGCAAGCTAATGGCTCTTCGATTAAAAGGATCCGCCTCTGGGTCCGTTGAATTAGACGTTCCAGCGGCTGTAAGCGGCGGCGATGTCTCTTTGACGCTACCGAATGGCACTGGTAGTGCAAATCAGTTTTTAAAGAACGGCAGTGCTGCTGGAACGCTTGAGTATTCCAGCATTGTTGAAGACGGCTCGGGCAGGCTAATGCTTGGCACGACGACTGAAGGTGCTGCCAATGAAGCTGATAAATTAACTATTGCTGGCACTGGTGACGTTGGAATAACTCTTCGTTCCACCAATAGTGCCTTTAATCGAATTTACTTTTCCGATGGAACCTCTGGCGCTTCGGAATATGCCGGTTATCTGCTTTATAAGCACGCTGACAACGCAATGATATTCGGCACCAATGCGACGGAGAGGATGCGGATAGATAATCAAGGTGTCCATCGATTCTTTGCCCAAAGTGCAAACACGAGATGTTTGACAGCTACAGGCGCAGGCACAAGTGTCGATTTATTTTTTGGCGCTCATAGCGCATCATCTACAACCGCTGAAGGAACTAACTGTTTCAAGATATTTACTAACGGCAATGTCCAAAACACTAACAACTCTTACGGTTCCCTATCTGACGTTAAATTAAAAGAAAACATTGTTGATGCTAATTCTCAATGGGATGATTTGAAAGCGATTCAGGTTCGTAACTACAATTTCAAGGAAGAAACTGGACAACCGACGCATACTCAGCTCGGGATTATTGCTCAAGAGATTGAGACTGTATCGCCTGGACTTGTATATGAAACTCCTGACCGCGATGCTGAGGGTAATGACCTTGGAACGGTTACTAAATCCGTCAACTACTCGGTGCTTTACATGAAAGCAGTCAAGGCACTACAAGAAGCGATTGCAAAGATTGAAACTCTTGAAGCTAGAGTTACCACACTGGAGGCAAGCTAATGTCCAAGATCAAAGTCAATCGCTTAGAAAACACAGCCACGGCTGATGGCGGGATTGATATTGACAGCTCGGGAAAAGTTGGCATAGGAACGGCGGCGCCTGCCCATAATTTAGACATTTCACCAGCAAGTGGAGCGGCTGAATTAAAAATTGCTGGCGCAGAAGGTCAAGAAGCAAGTATCAGGCTTTATGCAGACCAAGGTGACGATGCTGCTGATATTAAAAAGCTTTTAACTGATACTTCTGGCAATTTCAAAATTCAGCACTATTCAGGGTCAGCTTTTGTTGACTCGATGGTCATCGACAGCTCGGGTAATGTTGGGATTGGTGATTCTAGCCCTGGCGGAAAACTAGATATTGGGTTTAACTCTTCTAGCGTAGTCGGGCTTGTCCTTTCAAATGCTGGCACTGGAACAAGCGCACGTTTTTATTCAGGCTCAAGCATTGTTGGCAGCATCACTGTTACAAGTTCTGCTACCGCCTTTAACACCTCTTCTGACTACCGATTAAAAGAAAACGTTGTTAACATTGCTGACGGCATCACTCGTGTCAAACAGTTATTACCAAAGCGGTTTAACTTTATCGTTAACGCTGATACAACCGTTGACGGTTTTCTTGCTCATGAAGCACAAACAGTAGTACCAGAAGCTGTCACTGGTCAAAAAGATGCAACTAGAGAAGAGGAGTATGAAGTAACACCAGCGGTTGAAGAAGTTGTTGATGAAGAGGGCAATGTCACCACTGCTGCAGTAGATGCAGTGATGGGTACTCGAATAGTGCCGGATTATCAAGGTATCGACCAATCCAAACTTGTTCCACTGCTGACTGCTGCACTACAAGAAGCAATCAGTAAGATCGAAACCCTAGAAACTAAAGTTGCAGCCCTTGAGGCTGCTGAGTAATGCAAAAACCTGATCCAATGATCTGCGGCAAACCGGGTGCAGAAGATTTACCTGTGATGCGGAATCGAGTGAAATGGCTCGAAATGCTCTATTTGCACGAAGGCCGCGACAAGCCTGATCACCCCCAGCGTGGTCTATATACGGGGCTTCATAAGAAGCATCATCTATGGCTTCCTGGTAGTGACGAAGATTGATCCTGTAGATCACATCCAAAACCGTCCATTGACTAGGGCGGTTAATGTACCTACGGAAAACGTCTCTTCCCAAAATGATCAAATCTTTTGTGACTGGTGCCGCCGTCATTGCGGTCAGTGCATTGGCCCCCCTGTCTGCGATCGCAGGCCCGTTTTATTTCAACCCAGAAGCTAACGTCGGAGCTGGCGAAGACGGCGTGACTGGCGCAACCGTTGACCTGCACCTGGGCGTTAAGAACGAGGGCTTTTTTGCTCAAATTGGGCCTATGGTCCAGGTTCCTGATACCGGAGACACTGAGGTGGGCGTCAGCGGTAAGGCTGGCTACAGCTTTGGTGCGGGTTACAGCGAGCTGAGCTTTGCCAGCATCGACTCCGACACCAGCTTCAACCTCAAAGTTGGCAAAACGTTCGACCTCTGAGTTAGTCTCCAATAGGGAGACACCTTACCCCTTTCCTGTCCTCACACCAGGGAAGGGGTTTTCTTTGCACAACTAATCATGCAGCGTATTTTCAACGGACTGTCTGTTGCATCGTTCACGATGTCAGTTGGCGTATTGATTGGATCGACGATGCTTTACAGCCGCATCCCATCGCTGACGAAGTATTACATGAGTGAGCTAAAGCTGGAGCTAACCAAGGTTGTGACTGACATGGTGCCAGCCAAGATTGATGACGTGATGTCTGAACTGCCTGAGCTACCTACAACAACAGGGCCAGCAGTCGAGCTTCCCAAGTCACCGTTCTGACTAGATGCCTGACATCCCGGATATACAGATCCGAAACATTGAACCGCGAATAATTCCAGAGCCGTATGTTTACGCTCCACCGATAACAGCAGAGTTACCACCTGCTCCGATTTATCAGGTGCCTGGTTGTGCCAACGTCCATAGAGATGCACAGCTCAACCCATCGCTGCTGCGTGATGACCCCAATGGTGTTGGAACG